GCACCGTTAGTGCCGCCCCCGCCATTTAATATGATGTCGCTGCCCACGAACCGCCCGTCCTTGATCTCCTGGATCAAGTGCAGGATCTGCTCCTGGTTATCGTCGAACTTCTCGGCGGTCATGCGAGTACCGTCGGCGAAGTCATGCGCGGGCTGAGTGAAGTCCGTTGTACGAGCAAACCATAGCACTTCGCCTACCTGGGGCACAGCACCACTGATGCTGACAGTGCTAGCGGTGATCCACGTGATGGTTCGGAATAGCTGGTTGTCGCCACCGTCCACCTCGTCTTCTATCCAGGCGGTGACCTCGTCTTGCGAGGCGTAGCCCATCGTGAAGTTGATGGACCAGGTATTCGTGACTCCGTCACCCTGGTAGTTGATAATTGAGTGTGCCATGAGGCCTCCTGTTACTTGTTAACTTGCACGTCTCCGCCGCTATGTGGGTCTAGTTCAATGGCGATCTCTACCGCCTGATCGGCGGAGGCCCCGGCACGCATAGCGCCCATAGCGAATGGCCCGCCGGACCCCGCAGCGTAAGGCGCATCCACTGGAATTAGATGGCCCGCAGCGAGTAGCTCAAAAAGGATACCATCCTTCAGCACAACCAAGGAAGTATCATTCTCCCTAGCCGTGATCTCTCCATCGAAGTATTCCTGAACCATAGTCAAGGCAACTCCGTACTCTCCACAGAAGGTGACGAACACGCCCTCTTCCTCAAACATCTTGGTTCCGTACTCCACGTATGAGCCGGTGATCTGGCTGTCGACCGCGAGAGTCTCGCCGTCATATGCAATGGTAGTCATTGGGTCACCTATGAATTTGTGTCTGTGTATGTCTCAGGTGCCTTGACAGCCTGCTGAGGAGCTTTGCCATGCTTAGGGGTGGCTAGGGTACCGCGTGCTCTCCAGCGTGCAACCAGTGCGCCCCCAGCGTCTTTAAGAGGCTGTGATGCAAACGCCCATGCGAACATGGTTGTAAGCAGACCGGCGTACCAGTCGGGAAGTAGCGCCATAGCATCGAACAGGATACCAGGGTTGGGTGATCCATTGATGGCCATGTAAATCGTCACGTCCAGGCCAGCCAGCAGGTGAGCGGCCAGCATCCATCGCAGGAAGCGGGAACTTTTCTGGGCCACAACAGTTTCCCAGTCCTTGGCGTCAGCCATCCGCTGTATCCGAATCTTTGTCTCGGCAGTCATCTCTGCTGCCTTCAGTTCTTGTCTCCTCTGCCAGAGCTTGCCGCCCAGGCCGAGTGCTGTTAGGATTAACTGTACCATCTTACCACCTCGCTTTTCTGTCGCGCACATCGTAGTGAACGAACGTTGAATAAATACCGATCCCGCCTTGGTCCATCTTGCCTTCAGCGATGAGCTGCTCAATGGTGGAGGCCAGGTACCGAGGATCTAGCCTGGATGACAGGTCGGCGGCCATGGCCAGCATATGCTTGGAGCGAGGAGCGCCGCCTATCTTGGCGTTGTAGTCCGGGGACCTATACGCCGAATTGATGCTCAACGGGGTTTTGATATGGTCCCGGAGCACCTGTAAATTCTTGACTAACTTCAATAAGTTGTCTTCGTATTCTGACGGTATATCTGAACCGTCGTTGCACATGAACTCGTGCCGTGAGAAGTTCTTTGTCATGTCGCCCATAGTAGCCTCGCAGTCTAGCGGGGACCGAAGCCCCCGCATTTCAATAACTAGCCCTCTTGTACTTCTGCCTCAACCTCTTCTACGGCTGGGGCGGCTGCTGCAACAGCTGCTGCTATACGCGCCTTGTTGGCGGCGATGTCCGCTGCGCCCTTAGCTTTAGCAAACTTCGTGGCGAGTGCCAGGACTGCCAGTAGGACGTCGAGCTTGTCTTCTTGTCCGTTGACTGCCGATACAGCCTTGATCAATTCCTTCTTGATGTGGGTAGTGAACCTGTAAGGATCGGAGGGCCACTCTAGCAGTGTCGAATTAGTAGGGATTGATTTTGCCATGTTTATTTCCTCTTGAATTTATCCATAACGTTGATGGATTGATTTGTGAATGATTTGTAACCGGGTACAGCCCGGCCGTATCCCAGTGGGTCTGACACCATCTGGTTGTACCTGTCCTGACGGATTCGAGCAGCCTGTTTGTCAGCATCTTGCGAAAGGTGGTCAATCCAGTGTCGGCACGACCCGGCGACAGCGTCTATCCTATCGTCATGTAATAGGGAGTTCTTGTCGCGGGTGATCCTGCTGAACTGGAAGAAGAAGCTGTACGTAGGCCGCACCTCTGCGGAATACTTCTTGCACCTTTCCCAATCTTTCTCCAGTAGGTCTACGTCTACGATCAGCCGTCCTGTGCTGGTCAGAGGCTCGATCAAATCAATGATACGGAGTTCTTTAGCTCCTGCCTCCCACGGCTCCTCTATCGCGCACCTGTGGCGTTGCATCAAGCTTGGTAGCCAGATCTTTGAGAAGGCCCCGTTACCGAAGTTCCGTTCTATGTCTATCTGGTGTGGCTGGTACCTAACGGCGATCTCTGTCATGGCGTCCTGGGTGGCCTGGGACATACCGCCCTGGAACCCACCAACATCGACCAGGTATACTTTACCGGCCAGGAAACGAGTGACGGCATACGCCACCTCGTCTCCTTGCTGACCGCCGCCCGCCGGATCCACATACATGTGGGTGCCCGTGAATGGGGCGAACTCAGTGCCAGTGCTGTTCACCTGGTAGTACTCCTCGTTCAATGGAAAACCAACCGGGGTTGGTAACCGCATATCAGGGGTCCTGGAGAAGTTCAAGTGCACGGGCGCGTCGTCTTTATCCGGGATGTGCGTGAACAGGATGTCCCTGGACTTCAGAGGATACCTGTCGGCGTCCATCAGGCGGGTGTCAAGCATGTGCTGCAACTGGAAGTACGCCTTACCCTGGTCTAGTTCCTTTGCCGAAAGGAAGGCTTCATCAAGCAGGTCTGGATCCGTGGGTTTTCCACGGTCACCAGTTAACCCACCGCCAGTTCGTAATGAGGGGTCCGCCTCCATACGCTCTGTTATGTACGGCGCCAATAGACCATTGTAGTTGGTCTCTTCGACCTCTGTCGGATATCTACCAGGCCAAATACGTATCTGATATCCACGATCCGGCAGAGTGTTGTATACACTGTCAATAGATTGTGGTGTGCCTAGGTATACGATATCTCCCTGAGAGTTAATTGATGTGAAGTCTCTGGTAAGGCCCAGCAGTATCTCGCGCTGTACCTGTGTGCTCGCGTTCTTCTGAGACTCGATGTCGTCAGGGATAAGAATGTCAGCACGCCTACCCTGTAGGTTAGACGTTATACCAAGACAGGCAACGCTGGGAGACTTCTCGGGTCCTTTCAGGCTGTAGTGCACGTCGAATGCCTGGACGGATGCGCGGTCACCGTTGTTACGGTCCGGACGCATACATTCAAGCTCCGGCATATTCATGATGATCTGGATGATCCAGTTCGAGATCTCTTTGGCCATTTCTGACCCAGCCGATATGATCAGTACCCTGTTGTTGGGTTTGTGTATCAACCGCCATACAGCGTAACACGCCGTAATGGTGGTTTTTGCCTGACCACGTTGTGCTTGGATCATACGGTACCTAGGACCGTGCTCAAGGAAATCACCGATATCGACCTGTAGGTCCGTGCATGTGAATCCCATTACATCTTCTATAACATCTTTCAAGAACGGCTCAAATGTACTGTAGTGGTCCTGTAGTAGCTCCAAGTTATCCCACCGGGCCAGGGCCTGTGCATCAGATTCACGCATAGTGTGTCACCTCTATTGTGCTTTCTGTAACGGCGATACGCTCGCCAACTTCTTCCTATCTCGCTTTTTAGCGAGCCTTGCTTGTAATTCTGAAACCTCCTCGCTATCCTCTGGGGCGCAAGTGATTTGGTTATCCTTCAAGAATCGCGTAGCCACGGTGATGAAGGCCGGGGAGGGTTCGACAAATATCTCTGTCGAACCGCCCGCCTCATACTCCTCCAGCCGCTCCTCGTAGATCTTCAACACTTTGTTGATGACCTTGGTGACGCGGCTGTGGGCCTCTGCGACCTGAGATTCTGATGCTCTGTTATTTGTGCTCATCGTTTTCTCCTGTCTCGTTGGACTTGTTGAACCACTTACGGACTACCTGGATAGCTCGAGGTATTTCCTGTACCAGTCTCGAGAACAGTAGTATTAGAGCCAGTACGCTAGACCAGTCTTTGTCCATGGGTTCATTCCT